TAAATATAATCTTTCATATGACAATGCCAACCAATTTTGCAATATAATTTTTGTAACGGTTTACAGATATCTGCAATACAATAACCAAACATCAAAGCTACTAATAGCATAACTATAACAAATAACACTATTGCTAAAATTTTCATATTATAACATCCTCCTTAAATCTATTTTCTACTTAATCTTAATATTCTTTAATCTTTTATGGCTCAAAACACCAAGCGCATCTTCAATTCCTTCATAATAAGCATACCAATCACAATCGTCTTTATAATTACATTTTTCACAAATCATGTTATTACTCTCCTTCCTAATAATGAAATGCGAGTTTCAATACTTCACTTTCTATTCCTCTCAAGACGCTCAATTTTATCCTTTTCACTGTCTGCTCTGTTAAATGGAACAACTCTACCATCTTCAATGCAAGTCAACATCACAACATTTGCCTTGTTGTCTATTGCATCAAATTGTTGTTTATGCACTCTTACAGTTCTAATAGAACTAAAATCTACATTAAAACTCATAATTTACACCCACTCTTCCAACTTATATTCTTTTTCATTCAGCGACTTAATAGCGGCTTCTTTTGAAAAGAATACGGTCTTTCCAATACTGTTCTTCGTGAAAGTTCCACAATAACAATGTCTACCTCTCACAGAAAACGTATACCTTGCTCTAATCTGTTTCTTATGTACATGACATTCTTTAATAGTATTCTTCTTATACTCATCAAATACTTCTCTTAAAGACATTTCGTGTTTATTCCAAACTCCATCATCAATATCAAATCCGTTATCTGATAAAAACTGCAATAATTCGTCAATGTCTACCAATTGCTTATTGATTAATTTATCAGCCATTTATTCGCCTCCTCTTATCTCAAACAACTTCTCTACAGCTTTCTCACCTGTAACTCTATCTGACTTCTGCAATACCTTTCGTTCTTTCTGCCAAATACACTTAAAATCATCAGGCATATTATATTCACTTACTAACACTATATTATTCTCTGAAAGTTTACGAAGAAAATCGTAGAATTCGTCATAGTCGATTGACTGTTTAGAATACTGTTTTGTATTACGATATGGTGGATCGAAATAAAAGAGACAATTCTTATAATCTGCAAAGTCCTTATAATCACAACATCTAAATTCAATGTCATTTAAATCAGGAATTTGTGTTCTAAAATTCTTCAATCTTTCATTGTAAATACTTCTACCGCCCTTAGAATCTCTGCCATATCCACCATCAAAATACCTACCGCCATAAGATGCACAATATCCAATAAGTGCTATATACTCTTTTGAATATTTATGTGTTCCAAATTTTCTATCTTCTCTTACATCGGAATAATGTTCAAATGTGCATACATCTGGTGCAATAGATAAATCATTATCAGACTGAGCATATTTCAATAAAGCAATTAGTTCTTCATTAATGTCAGCTCCTATCTTCTTATCACATTTAATCTTATCAATTAAATTCGCTCCACCCACCATAGGTTCTATGTAAGTTTTAATATTATTGTCATCAATATACTTCTGAATAATTGGCACTAAAAATTTTGCCAATCTATTTTTACTTCCTTGATATACCATTTTAATCTACTCAGAGCGAAATTTCTTTAAGGCTGCCACTCACTCCTTTCGTATTAATATTCTCTTAACTCAAATCTTTCAAAGAAAGATTTCTTTCAATGTATTATTTAAACTCTATCTTGTTCCTTTTTAATACTTTAACTGCTTTATCATAATCAGTTTCAGCTACTTTGATATTTTTCATCTTAGTTGGTTTTGGCTTAATCCAATGACGACATTCAGTAATATCTTCGTCATACCACATCAAACCGCTTTCACAATATTTGTGCCATTGGCAGTCATTGTTACCACATTTATTCATTTATGTATTCTCTCACTCTCTTACTTCCAACTTCAAAAATATCTTTATCCTTCTCAAAACATATGTAATTTCTACCTGTATTCAAAGCTGCAACTGCAGTCGTACAACTTCCTGCACATGAATCAAGAATTAAATCTCCTGAATTAGTGTAGGTTTTAATCAACTCTTCGATCAGTGCCACAGGTTTTTGTGTTGGATGTAGAGCTGACTTCTGAATATCCTTTGCAAACGTCCATATTGATTTAGGATATCTTTCTGTACTATCATAAGTAGTAAGACCATGTTCTCCATAATCAGTAGTCTCTTTGCAATTAGTCTTATGTTCTGCTTTGCTAACTTTTCTTGGATGTCCAGTTGTTTTTTGTGGATTATATGTAGGAAGTTTCTTATAGAAAATACAGATATCTTCATGTGAACGTAATGGCATTTTCTTAGCATTTAGAAATCCAGTTGGTTGAGTTTTCTCCCAAATCAAATTGTATTTCCAAAGTTTTCTATTACTCTGCATCAGATCTGCAGTAAACATACCATTTGCAAATAGAATTATTGCTCCATTATCCTTAATTACTCTTTCGTATTGTTCCCATAATGGTTTAAATGGAATGACTGAATCCCATTTATTTCGTGAGGTTTGCCCATAAGGGAGATCTGTGATGATACAATCAATCGACTTATCATCAATCTTTTTCATACCTTCAAGGCAATCTTCATTATATATTTTATTAATCTCTAACATTTCTTACTCAGAGCAAATCATGATTTAATGCTGCAGCAAATCTCATGCTCCTTTCAATGTATTATTCTCTTAATGCGTGTATTTACTTCTTGGAAATACTTCTTCAAGATCAACTCCATATCCAGAAATAACTTCTTCTAAGTCGATACATACACAATCACTACAAATTCTTGCTTCAATTCCACCTTCATCAAAAAGCGAATAGCCAAAAATATCATTCAATCGTTTGACAAATTCATTAAACCAATTAAGATTAATCCAAACATAAAACTCTGTATTACTAACCCATCCAAATTCTTCTACATATTGGATGTCAATGTCGTCTTCTTCTGGATTGATTAGTAATTTATACAGCTCTAATTCATAATTTTTGCTCATCTTCCACCTCCTAAATCACCAAGAAACTTCGGTTTACTGTGTTCTATCTTTAGTAATCTGAAATGACACAAAATTACCATCTGTAAAACTCTCTGAACATCTTACACAATCTACTTCTACTTCATATTTAACAAGAACTCTTCTATTAACAGATACATTTTCTTTCTCATAATCTGGAAGATATACAATTCTTGATTCCGTATCATACTCATAGTTAGTAATTTCTTTTTCTACAAGACCATCTTTTGAAACATATGCTAATTTAATAGATTCGTAAATTGCACCATTTTTTAACCTAAATGCATTGCTCTGAAACAAATTCATTCGTGGCATTGTCATTTTGCTATGTTTATATATCATATATTAATCTCCTTACTATCTCAAAATCTTGCTCAATTTCTTCACAACTTCTTCGCAAAATCTATACAAACAAGTCTTCTTAAATGCTATTCTCAAATCATCAACAGCTTGTCTATATTGCTGACGTAATTCGTTGTCTATCATATTATTCTCCAATTTCAACTATCTGTTTTGTATTAGTATCATAGGTGCATAACTTACCGTTCTCCGAATAATATGGAGACATATAACCATATCCAGCTTGATATTCTGCTTCATTAAATACTATATAAATGACATGAGTTGTGGAATAATAATATAAATCATTTTCACCTTCTATCGAAACGAGTTTTGAATGACTATCATAATTTTTATTACCTTCGCTAGTACTACATCCAGTCATTCCAAAACATAATGTCAATCCTAATGCAACTGCTAAAATTTTCTTCTTCATATGATTTATTCATCCTCCTTCAACACAAGAATTGCTTTGTAGTATCTACTATTGCATGAACTGGATTCTACTTTGTATCCATCATCCAAATAATCATTCATAGCATTCTCAAAATCATTGCTATTTTCCATTTCTAAAATTACACATTTCTTCATATGGCTTATTCTCCTTTGCTATACCCAGTCTCTTCAAGGAACTTATTAAATTCCTCTTTTGTCATATTGTTTGGATAATACATATCCACCACCATATCAAACGACTTCAAATAATTATCCAACACATCTTCAGCATCTTCTTTTGCTTCCTGCATTTTCATATTGATATAATCTTCTCTCGTCATATTCCATGTTGTAGGACAATCCGTGACACTCGAAAATCTACAATATAATCCATTTGGTTGCTTTGATATAAATCCTGCCATATTATTCTCCTCCTGACTCAAAAATATCACTTACGATCTTTTGACAATTTTCAATTACCCTACAAATCAATCTCTTTCCATTATCACTAAAATAGTCATTACTTTTCTGTTGATTATAGTAATCTTCAAGTTTATTGTTAGCAGATTTTAACCTTCGAGATATATTAGCATAGTCGCACTTATTATCACATTCTGCTGAATATTCTTTATTGTATCTTAATTTACATTCCATACATGGACTGTACATTTTACGCCTCCTGTTCATTTATTCTCCAATCAATATCCACAGTCTTCTTTTTCTACTAACTTTCAAGTTATCAATGAAATCAACATTATCTAAACTCACCATAAGATTAGGTTTATTTCTTCTAATTTCACTGATTGAGGGATAAATGTCTAATTCCACAAGAATTCTCGGAAGAAACCTCTCATTTGTATAATAAGTTTTTTCTTGTTCAATTCTGTTCCAATCATTTTCATCTAATGCAAACATCTGCTGTGGCTCGGCTATTGGATTCCCTATTACAATATTCTCTATATAAGCCATAATTCACCTCCTAAAAGTTCAAAAGAAATCTATGTTTACTTTGATTTTTACTCAATCTTTTCTGTTTTGTACAAATCTTCTACACCTATGAATTCAATACATTCTGGAATAACAAGCACACCCTTCTTGATGTTTTTATAAATCCATTCACTTGTTTTCTCAGCAGCATCAAATGGTAAATCAGTTTTAAAAAGAAATACTCTTGGAATTGTACCTGTAACAGTAGATGGAGCATTCGGTATTTCAATAAAATTCTCTTTTGGGATAATGGGATCTTTGAATACCAATTTCATATATTCATTATCTACAATTTCACTTTTAATATATACATATCCAAGATTTTCATATTTCTTAACTATATCTTTCGCTTCACATATTTTTACACCAACTATCATTTACTTATTCTCCTTATTAAGCCAATCACAATATTTCTGACAAGCCTCTTTACTTCTAAATGCAATTCTTTCTCCATATCTTTTACCATTGTGGTATGCAATTACATCATCATTAAAATCATCAAAAATATTTTCTATTCTGAATTCACCGTAATAGTCATACGCTTCTGCATAATCCTTGTTTGGTTTGTAGTTTTTAGTAAAATAGACTTTCTTTTTATCACTGTATCTTGGCTTATACGCCTTATGGAACTTAATCTCTTTATTCAATGAAATAACTGGCTCATAAATATATATTGGTCGAGAACACTCACACTCCTTAGTTACAGTTTCACCATTTGGATATATTGCAACAAGTTTTCTTTCCTCGTTACATAAATTACATTTTGGTTTCTCATGAGGGACATGTTCTGCATACCACACTTCTGAGTCTTCTAAAAGTTTCTCAAAAACTTCTTCCATTGTTTTATTGTAAAAATCGTTTTCTACCTCTCGTTTGTAATTGTCGATTTTGTACTGTAAATCATTTTCTCTACGAGACAGATCCCAATTTTTATCATTGTACTCTTTAACTTTCTGTCTTAATTCTGCATTTTCTTTTGTTAATCTGTTAATTTCATAGTTTACATCTTCACGTAAAATCTCTCTGAACTTTTCTTTCATTTCATCAAAAAACATTTCGCCTTCACTTGGCTCATAAAAATCATCGTATTCTGGATACATACTTATTCTCCTATCGTCTTCACAACTTATCTTTCTTCAATAAAACCATCAGGAATTATATCTTTGTTTACAGTTACATATGGAAGTTCACTTCTGTCAAAAAAGTTACAAGTCAAATATAAATTAGCAATATATTTTTCTTCTCCAAGGATTGCTTCAGCGTTGTCCACTATATATTGTCCACAATATTTAATTCTCTGAATAAGTTCATTACGAATAGACCTCTTATCATTTTCTACATCTCTGGTTATTTCTTCCATAATCTCTCCTTAATCTTCAGTCGCTGCAATCAATATATGTCCCATCTTATTAGCTCGATTGTTACCGTAATCATATATAATTGCCTTTGATATGTTTAAATCTTCATTGTTAAAATACAAATAAGTTTCATTGCCTTTTTCTAATGGTCCTTGATTATGTATCAAATTACATTCTTTATAAATGTGATCGAATAGATGT